TTCAGCAGGTAGTCACACGCATCCTTGTGTTCACCATGATGGAAGATACGAGACTTACCACCAAAGATATCAGCACACTCTAGAGCAGCAGAGCGGCCATGATCGTCGTTGTCAAAACAAAAGATAATATGATCGTACTGATCCAAGAAGTCATAGGCTCTGCGGCAGTCAGCAGCAGCACCTTGGGCACCATTACGAATAGACACAACAGGATACTTGCCACCAAACATTTGATAGGTTGCCAAGGCATCGAACTCTCCCTCCACTACGGTTATGTATTGACCACCACTGGGGAACAGGTGCTGACCATACAACCCAGCCTTCTTCCAATCCCCACCAATCTTGAACTGCTTATCTGGATACCTAGTCTTCACTGCGACTAGCTCACCAACAGGATCATGGTATCCAAACAGAATGTTGCCTGCCTTCTGCTGTGCGGAGTACGCCGCCATCGTGTCAGCAGTTAGACATCTGTCCTGATAGCCTCTGTATGGCTCTGTGAAGGCCGCTTTGTCGAACCCTTGTCCGGGTACTACTCGTTCCTTTATGTTGCTCACAGAGCCTCCTGTGGTCTCTGGAGGGGTGTATGTGGCACACGCAAAACAATAGCTAGATCCATCATCGTTGTAGGACAACGCATCACTAGAACCACAGTCACCACACTCTTGGTGTAGTTTAACAAATCCCATCAGTGTACTACCTCCTCTTCACCAAAGATCTCGTTGTACCTGTCGGTTATCTCGTCATCAGAAAAAGTCTGATCCAAAAACTCACGTTGCAACTTGATGTACATCTGCACCACTTCCACCATCGTAACATGAGTAAACTCGTACTCAACAAGTTCTTCAATCATCTGTTCTCTAGTCATCATCCTTCTCCCATATTGTATCCTTCACTAAGTCCCAAGAAGAAAGAATCTCATGCTTCTCATCAACGTTGTATTCAGTAGAACCTTGTACCTTATGATACATAACAAAGTCAATCAGTTCCTCCGCATCAACTAGATCATCAGTATCAAAACGCAACCACCACGATTTTGTTGTGTCGCTATCAATCTTCATACTATGTAGTTCCTATGTATTAGTAATAGTATTAGTAATAATATTAATACTTAGTTATCTATATAGAGAGTATAACACATTTCTAAAGAAAAAGGCAATGTACTATTCACACTGTTTAACTCTCCGTCCCTTCTCACCGTAGTACTCGACAACGTCCATCTCAAGTAGACATATGAACTTGTCCAGTTGACCTGACCGCTTGAGTTTCCATAGCGCCCTGCGCTCGATGTTACGTACTGTTTCACGCGAGACGCCCAGCACCTCAGCTATCTGCGTGTGTGTCATACCTTCTCTCATGTTAGAACCTCATCATTGATCTGTCTTTGAGCTTGACCAGCTTATCATTCTTACCACAGTACAGGTCAACAAAGAAGTCAGTCTGCATTGCTTTCCTGCTCTTGAACACCATGTACTCCACACCGTTTTCTGGTTTGAAGTCACGCAGTCGTTTGACCACACGGTACACAGCCATACGTCCCGGCTTCAACTCAGTAACTGGTTTGATGTAATAACTCATAACTCATACTCCTACCATTGATACAAAGTTTAAAGTAATTATGTAGTAATCTTGAAAGTCCTCTGCGTCACTGTCTGGACATGATGCAGTAAACGTCACACCTCTTTCAGCAAACAAAACACAAAGCTCACCTAAGTTTTCTAAGTTACCACAATATATTCTCATAACTCATACCCTCCAAAGGCTTCTTCTAGTCTACGGTAAACATTCTCGCACCAATCGTTGACACTGTAATCAGAGATCACAATCATTGGTTCATTAACTGACCCGTTGTTGTAGATTAACGAGAACCAACCACGACACTTACCATCCTTGTCGTATGCCTCAAGCTGATCCATATCAGTCTGCGCTAGGTTCTTCAGGATGTGTAGCTTGTTAGTACACCCATGCACAGACAGCTCCTCCCCATCCCAGATGGATACCTTGCCGTCGTCTCGCAGACATAAGTCCACCAGTGTTTGAAGTACAGGCCGCTCACACGGTGCTGCATACTCAGGGTACTTGTTGTCAAATTGTACTATCATGCTCTTTCCTCCATGTCATCTGCAATAAGATCATAAATGTAAGACGAGTTGAACCAATCAGTAACAGGCTGACCACGTACTCGGATGAAGTAATCATCAACCACACCTGTCATCTCGTCAAACGAGTACTTGATCGTGGCACATACTGTCATCCACGGGCAATCAAGTTCTGTGTCAAACGTTCTGTGTATCATCGCTTATCTCCAACATACTTATCATCTTGTCAAGACGAGACAACGCACCTTCCTTACCTCTCGCCATACCGTGCATAAACTGAGCCATCTCATCACTCCACCCACCGTTCCAATTGCGGCTGTAGTTACGCATTGTGCGTAGGTTGTCAGCTTTACAGTCACGCAATGTCTGCCTAAAACTACGCAGTTCTTCCAATAAATCAGGACTCATACAATTTCTCCTTAAATGCATTTAAGATTAATGATGTGTGTAACTAACATTTGGTACTGCACTATCCCAACACGCTCGACACTCACCACACTTGTTGTCCTGCTTAGGTGCGGGGCATACGAACGAGTCAGTAGGGATTCTATCTTTGTGTACTGTGGAGGTCAAGTCGAACCTCTTAGGTGGAGGTCCATCAACCATAGCCGCAGACACACGAACAATCAGATTGTCTGGTATCTCACCACGAAACTGAGACACATACTTAGCCTCCCGCGTAGGCAACCAGTGCTTAGTCTCAGGTGTACGCTTCGCTACCTCCACGATGTTGGCTAGATGCCACACACCCTGTATGTCACCCGAATCGTGCCACCTAAAGTACGGCGCTTTGTTGATAGCTATCGCCATGTTCTCCACCCAATCAGGATGAGAAAGAGCATCAAGTCTACGCTTCAACGCCTTCTTTACATTAGGAAAAACATACATACCCTTGCAGGCATAACAGTTCTCACACACAGAACCCTTCACCTTCATCAGCTTGGAACCAGTGTGACAGTTCTCCGCTGGTGTCGATGTGGATCTGCACGGAACCTTGCTTGGGTTAGCTAGTCCACCCACTGCAGCTCGTGCATCAGTAAGTCTAGTCATAAATCTCTCCCTTCTTTCGTACCTCCATCTGACAATTACACTTATCTACAAAGTAATGTTCCGACCACGTTGTCACTGTCTCTGGTTTCACATGACAGTAAGTACAGATTAGTAAAAGTTTTTCCTCCACATCTTTTACTTCTTCAGCAGATAGCGTCAGCTTCAAACTCTCCAACAAATCAGAGAACAAATGAGCCAGTATCTTTTTGTCCTTCGCACTAGTACGCATCACTTACTCCTTCTCCACGTATCTACGCATAGCATCATGTCCTTGTTCGATAGTATCGACAAAGAACTCGTGACAAAATGCTCCACGAAAGTAAAGAAGCACCTTGAATGGTTTTCCCTTTGAACGTCTAGCGCATTCCTGATGCGGACCACTGCGCTTTACCTCCTGCAGTGTCGCGTCAAAACGTCCACAGTCACTACGCATCCACGTTGGTTGCATCTTTGAATACAACGACTCCTCTACTTTTTCACGCATCACTCCACCTTCGCTATCTTTCCACCACTCATTGTGACAGTGGCAAAGAACTCACGACCACGGCCCGTAATGTGTGGACGATTAGCACCTGTCAACTGCCCATCACGCACATACTCAGGCCCAAACAAACTGGTCTCGATGTAACGCAACGGCTTACCAATGTTTTCCTTCAACACTTTTTTGCTCGGATAATTGAATACGATCATCACTCTCTCCTCTGCATTTCTTAAATGCATTTAAGTTTTGATATGACGGAAAGATATATTTCCACCATGCCTATATTATCGCATGGCATAAGACCCATGTCAAACGAGAGGCTCTGTATGGCTCTGTGAGCGACGTTATCTAGGTTAATGGTAGGGTATAGGGTGCTGGTATAGCGTGGCGTAGAGAGCGTTAGAGAGCTTCCTACGGGCACAAAAAAACCCCATCATTGCTGACAGGGTTTGGTGCTGGTGCTGGTGGTTTACAGGTCGCCTTTGATTTCCCAATAAGCGATCAAAATGAGCCCCCCAATAATGAGGGGCCATACAGTGCTGGGGTCGATCATTGGTTAGCGATCAATTCAGCTGTGAGAGTGGTTAGCATCTCGTCATTGGTATAACCATTCTTGCGAGCGCGTTTGATGAAATCGATTGTCATTTCTGACAGCGACTCTTTGTTGGCGTCTGTCGGTTCTGACCCTTCGCCTTCTCCCTCTGCTTTTCCAGCACTAGGAATGCGGAGCGCCTTCGATAGTGAGTCGACACCCTTTGCACCCTTGTCGATCTGCTTTTGCACTACCTTTTGTCCTGCGGCTGGCGTCTTGACCTTGTGATACTCGCAAAGCTTGGCATCAAGTCCGGTCGCTACTTTGAGAACCGTGCGTACCATGCTGGTCTGCGTATCCTTCGACCCCGTGCTACCTGTCAACGTCTCTTTGTATCCGTTGCAGTAATCTTTGAGATCCTGCGCCGTGTGAATACCTTTCGCATCTTTCAGCAACCGATTCACGATGGTCAGCGCTGTTTCAGTAGAGAACGTGCCAAATGCGCGACCAGCAAGGAACGGTGCGGATGTGTTGGATTGTATGTTTTCAGCTTTCATAGTAAGTACCTTTCAAGTTATGCCGTGCGCGGTATTGCGCCGACAGGGTTATTATAAGGCACAAATGGGGGTAACCCGCAAGCGGTATTTGTAGGCATTTCTTAAATGCATTTAAGGTTTTTACTGGTCATTTATACAGTGAAATTCGATTAGCCCTTTCCGAGTAGCCTAGCATCGGTCTGTATAACGTCTCTCATAGCGCCATTGAGAGCCTCTGAGAGCATATGCGATTGGGCTATAAGTGGTGCCACATAACCCCACACACTTTGCATATCTGCCCAGCCTACAAAACAAACAAGCGTGACTGTTTAAAACAAGCGTGTCTGTTTGTTTTTCTAAGCCTGCGAAGGGCCGGGGGAGGGGATTTTGCAGTGCTACGACGCGGTGGTGCTACCCAGACACAAAAAAGAGTCAAATTAGGCCATAGTAGTTGTTATTATTTGTGTTTATATATCAAAAAGTTATATAAATCTAATCTGTTCTGTAAATACACAGGTAATCTGCACTGTAAATCTAGAGTTTTACCCTCAAGAACTGGTAATTTTCCTCTCTATACAGATTTATCTTGACTTTCATAGAAAAGTATGTTATAATATTAACTATATATTAACAACAACAAACAACAAGTATAAGGAACAAACCTAAAAGCCTACTAGGTAAGGATCTATACAGTATGGACAACGACTCAGGTTCAAGTAATCCTGTTGGTCGCCCTAAGAAGTCTTCTGTTTCTAGTAAAAAGAAAGGTTCTAGAGGAGCAGTTGGTCGTCCTAAAGGTGACGCAGCAATAATTAACGAGTATAAGGCTCGGATGTTGAACTCACCACGCTCTCGTGCAGTCATGGATGCAATCTTTGAAGCAGCCACAGACCCTGACCATAAGAATCAGGCCGCAGCTTGGAAGTTAGTAATGGATCGTATTCTTCCTGTTGCTGCATTTGAAAAAGATATTGTCAAAGACGCAGGACGTAGTGCCATACAGATTAATATCACTGGAGTTGGAAGTACGACTATTACTGATGTCTCTGAAGAGGCGGATGAAACTGCGATTATTGATGGAGAAATGGTGGATGTCACAAAATAAAGTAGATGAATTATTCCAAAGTACCGTTCAGTACGTTGTACGAGTAGGTGATGCTACGTCTCAGCTAATTAACGTAGCTGTTTTGTTTGGTGACAACGCTAACGAGTCAGTATCAGGACGTAGTCACAGACTTAAGGACAAGTCTAAGGCTTGGAAGTGGATAGGAGCGTCTATTGACTTTGTGTTTGACGATAACCACTGTGAACGTGCTTTTCTTAACGATGTGACTAGGGCGGCTAAGACAATGAATGAGTCTAAGCCTAAGAAAAAAACAACTAAGAAGAAATGAAGTACTTTACAGTAGACGAGTTTAACTGTCAACATACTGGTGAAAACCAGATGGACCCTGAGTTTATGGAAAAAATAGATAAGCTTAGAGATCATTGTGGTTTTCCTTTTGTTATCACTAGTGGCTACAGGTCACCTCAACACCCAATAGAAGCAAAAAAAGATGTACCGGGAACTCACGCGCAAGGCATAGCAGCAGACATAAAGATAACTAACTCTGCTCAACGGTACACGATTATAAGAGAAGCTTTGGAGATGGGTTTCGCTGGGGTTGGCGTCGCTAGTGACTTTATTCACGTAGACACAAGGGGTTCTGCTCCGGTAATCTGGGTTTACTAAAAACAGTGACTGATTTAAACGTACAGTTACTACCGTGGCAACAAGAAGTTTATTCTGACTCAACACGGTTTAAGGTAGTTGCTGCAGGACGACGAACAGGAAAGTCTAGACTTGCGGCGTGGATGTTAATTATCAATGCACTACAGTCCGACAAAGGACAAGTGTTTTACGTTGCGCCTACTCAGGGACAAGCCCGTGACATTATGTGGCAAACTCTCTTAGAGCTAGGACACCCTGTGATTGCAGGATCACATATTAACAACCTGCAGATCAGGCTGGTCAACGGGGCCATGATTAGTCTCAAAGGAGCCGACAGGCCAGAGACAATGCGTGGTGTGTCCTTGAAGTTTCTTGTGATGGACGAATACGCAGACATGAAGCCTGATGTATGGGAGCAAATTCTCCGTCCAGCACTAGCTGACCAAAAAGGATCAGCAATGTTCATAGGTACGCCTATGGGCAGGAACCACTTCTACGAACTGTATAAACTTGCGGAGCTAGGAGACGATGAAACTTACAAGGGGTGGCACTTTACCAGTTATGACAACCCCCTACTCGACCCTGACGAAATTGACACAGCAAAGAAGTCCATGTCGAGTTACGCCTTCAGACAAGAGTTTATGGCCTCATTTGAAGCAAGAGGCTCCGAAATGTTTAAAGAAGGGTGGGTCCAGTTTGGTGAAGAACCAGACGAAGGTGATTACTACATAGCTGTTGACCTTGCAGGATTTGAAGACGTAAACAAAAAACGAACTAAGAACACTAAGCTAGATGAAACCGCAATCGCTGTTGTTAAAGTTAATCCTGATGGTTGGTACGTTGATAACATTATACATGGGCGGTGGGATCTTAACGAGACTGCCACCAAGGTTTTTCAGGCCGTTAGAGACTACAGACCCGTTAGTGTTGGTATTGAAAAAGGAATTGCCAAACAAGCTGTAATGTCTCCGCTTACTGATTTAATGAAGCGGTACGGTACTTTTTTTAGAGTAGAAGAACTTACTCATGGTAACAAAAAGAAAACTGACAGGGTTATGTGGGCGTTACAAGGACGATTTGAAAACGGCTACGTTAGTTTAAATAAGGGTGAGTGGAACAACAGATTCTTAGATCAATTGTTTCAGTTTCCAGATGTGCTAACACATGATGACTTAGTTGACGCATTAGCGTACATAGACCAGTTAGCACAGGTAGCGTATGATTACGACTACGAAATTGACGATCACGAAATACTAGACGTAATAGCAGGATACTAACATGAGTTTGTTTTGGAAAGAATTTACAAAGGATATAAACTCACCTAAAGTTTTTAGACCGTTCAATACCTACGGAATATACGCAATCAGCGCCCTTGTGTTTTTTACACTAGGGTACTGTGTTGCTGTAATTTAAGGAACTCAACATGGCAGATGAAATTTATAACCCAGACCCCTTGATGATTCAAGAGTCTCTGGAAGAGTGGGTAATGACGAAGTGTGAAAACTGGCGTGATTACTACGAATCAAACTACGAAGAAAGATTCGAAGAGTATTATCGTTTGTGGCGTGGTCAGTGGGATCCAAACGATTCTCAACGAGGCTCAGAACGTTCTCGAATTATTTCACCTGCCTTGCAACAAGCCGTAGAGTCTAACGTCGCAGAACTAGAAGAAGCTACGTTTGGTCGTGGTAAGTTTTTTGATATACAAGACGACGTAAACGACCCACAAAGTCAAGACATGGTGTACCTGCGTAAAAAACTAACTGAAGACTTTGAAACCTGTAAAGTTCGTAAAGCAGTGGCAGAATGTCTTATTAACGCAGCAGTATTTGGTACTGGCGTTGGTGAAGTAGTTTTAGAAGAAGTAAAAGAAATGGCTCCTGCTACTCAACCAATTATGGATGGTGATCTTCAAGCAGTCGGAGTAAATATTACTGATCGCGTTATTGTAAAACTAAAACCAGTTCTTCCTCAAAATTTTTTGATTGATCCTGTAGCTACCTCAGTAGATGATGCTTATGGTGTAGCTATTGATGAGTTTGTTAGCAAACACAGTATTGAACTGTTACAAGAACAAGGCATATATCGAGAAGGTTTTGTTGAGTCTGCTGCTGCAGATACAAATTTAGAACCCGATCAAGACCTGACTATCTATAACGATGACAAGGTTAGGTTGACTAAGTATTATGGTCTCGTGCCTCGTGAACTTCTAGAAGAAGAAGGAGTAGACGTAGAAGAAGATTCTATGTACGTCGAGGCAATCGTTGTTATTGCTAATGGTGGTACTCTACTCAAGGCTGAAGCCAACCCCTACATGATGAACGACCGTCCTGTTGTTGCGTTTCCATGGGATGTAGTTCCCGGACGATTCTGGGGTCGTGGTGTCTGTGAAAAAGGATATAACAGCCAAAAGGCGCTTGATACAGAGCTACGAGCGCGTATTGATGCCCTGAGCCTCACAATCCACCCAATGATGGCTGTGGACGCTACACGGCTTCCTAGAGGGGCTAAACCAGAAGTTCGTCCCGGTAAGATGATCTTAACTAACGGAGATCCTCGTGAAGTACTCCAGCCGTTTAACTTTGGACAAGTTAGTCAAATCACTTTCGCACAAGCAGCGTCGCTTCAGCAGATGGTACAGCAGGCTACAGGGGCGGTGGATTCTGCTGGGATTGCAGGTCAGGTTAATGGTGAGGCGACAGCCGCTGGCATCAGTATGTCTCTCGGCGCTATTATCAAGCGTCATAAGCGTACTCTTATTAACTTCCAGCAGTCTTTCCTCCTGCCTTTTGTGACCAAAGCTGCACACCGTTATATGCAGTTTGATCCTGAAAACTATCCTGTAGCAGATTACAAGTTTATTCCTACTAGCACTTTAGGCATTATTGCTCGTGAGTACGAAGTAACTCAACTTGTACAACTCCTACAAACAATGCAACAAGACAGTCCTCTGTATCCTGTGTTGATCCAAAGCATCATAGACAATATGAACTTGTCTAACCGTGAAGAACTCATTGCAGCGATGCAACAAGCTAACCAGCCCAACCCACAAGCTCAACAAATGGCTATGGCTGCACAGCAAACTCAAATGGCGTTTCAGCAAAGTCAAACGGCTGCGCTTAACGCACAGGCTGCTGAGTCTCAAGCACGAGCTGGTAAACTTTCTATCGAAGCACAGCTTGCTCCAGAAGAACTTGAAATTGATCGTATCGAAGCAATTACTCGTAATCTTAAAGAAGGCGATGCAGAAGACAAAGAGTTTGAACGTCGCCTTAAAGTTGCAGATAGATTATTACAAGAAAGCAAGTTAAGGGCTACTACCAATGCTAATGACACAAACCGAAATCAACAACCTGTTCAACCAAGTCAACCAAGCGTTCAAGGAACAGAAGGACAAGCTCAACAGTTTGCAAATACAATTAGACAGCTTGGAGGCGAAGGTTAATGCCCAAGAAAAAGGACCCAAGGCTGGAACGAGCAGGAGTAAGCGGATTCAACAAGCCGAAGAGAACACCTAACCACCCTAAAAAGTCTCACGTAGTTGTAGCTAAGGAAGGTGATAAAGTAAAAACTATTCGGTTTGGTGAGCAAGGTGCAAGTACTGCAGGTAAACCCAAAGCAGGTGAGTCTGATCGTATGAAAAAGAAACGTGCTTCATTTAAAGCAAGACACAGAAAAAACATAGCCAAAGGCAAAATGTCTGCGGCATATTGGGCTAATAAGGTGAAATGGTAATGGCAGCAGGAATGAAACACTACAAGCGTGACGGAACTCTGCACAAAGGGGGAACTCACAAAATGCCTAATGGAGATCTTCATTCAGGCAAAACCCATGGCAAGACTTCTGTAAAATTATTTCATTACAAAGACTTGTCTAAGAAAGCTAAGGAGAAAGCCGATGCCGGGATACTACGGAAAACCGCCAAAAAAGAAAAAGGTAAAAAAGCCAAGAGGTAAATAAGGAGCTTGCTATGGGTTACGGAATGGGTGCGTACAAGTCTAAACCTAAGAAGAAAAAGAAAAAGAAGGTGAAGAAGTAATGCCAAAAGGTAAAAAAAGTTATTCAGCCAAGCAAAAGAAAATAGCTCGTGTAGCTTCACCACGGAACAAAATTACAGGAGCTGACTTTAAGGGGTTACGTAATCGTGGCAAAGGCAAAAAGTAAAGCAAAGAAAAGCACTATACCCGCTAACGTAAAGAACAAGGCTCTTTACTCTAGGGTTAAATCAGAAGCCAAGCGCAAGTTTGACGTGTATCCTAGTGCATACGCTAATGCTTGGCTGGTTAAAACGTACAAAAAGCGTGGTGGTACTTATGCCTAAAACCAAAGGCGGCTTAACTAAATGGTTTAAAGAAGATTGGGTTGACATAAAGACCGGAAAGAAATGTGGTCGTAAAAAAGCCAAGGGGTCTAAACGTCCTTATCCAGCTTGTAGGCCAAAAGCGGTAGCTGCTAAAATGTCTAAAGCAGAAAAAGAAACGGCTAAGCGAAAAAAAACAGGGCCAAAAGCCATTAAGTATGCTGTTACTGCTTCTGGTCGTAGGCGTAAAAGTACCAAAAAGAGTAAATAACTGTTGACAAAGTTATAAAAATATGGTATAATAATATCATATAGTTCTATAGAGATAACCTAGAGGGCCTCAAATGGACCAAGAAACACAGCAGTATTATGACAACTACTTCACCCTGTTTTCTACTGATGGTTGGAAACAGCTAACTGAAGAACTTAAACAGAATGCTTTAGTGATTAACAG